CCGTGGAACTACGCTTCGATGTCAGAGACAGTCGAATTGTATTTACAATCATGGACAAGGATAAGATGGTTGATGCTTGTGGAAGACATTATTCCCCAGAGGGGGCGGGAAGGATCTTTAATTCATCATCTGTTCACCGTACCCCGAAGTGGAAAAGGTATGGCAATTCTCGCAGAGCGTACACTTGTGGAGAAGGTTCAACAATTATCCTTGTTGAGGACTGTATCTCAGCTACCCAAGCATTGCACTTTCAATGCACAGGTTTCGCTATCATGGGGACAGCGCTACTTAGGGAACACATCGAGCAACTACAAGGTTACTCACGTGTCCTAGTGGCACTTGACCCTGATGCAATGGCTAAGACTGTTGCATACACCAGAGAACTCAAGTCACATGGTATTGACGCATATGCATTGAAGCTGTATGATGACTTGAAATATCGCCAACCACAGGACATGCAACGTGTCCGCTCATTGATTGAGAAATTAAATGGAACATGCCTTACTGAAGAGTCTCCTTGATAAGTCTTTCTATGACGATACTAGGGGAGCTAAGTGCCCAGATAAGATCTTTAGCAAGGATCTACGCAAGATAAAACAACTCATTGACAAAGCCATGGAAGAGTACCAACGGGACATAACCCCAGAGGAACTAGAGGCTTTGTACTTCACCGAGAATCCAACACTTACAACGGCACAGAAACATGCCATGCATCTTGAGTTTAAAAAGATACATGGAAGTTCTGTCATGGGTGCAGATGTAGCACAGAAAATAATCAGTAACCTGTTCAGGCAACTAGTAGGTGAGGAGGTAGCTAACCTAGGATTCCAGTATGTGAATGGTGAGCAGAGCACCATGGAACCACTGAGGCATATCCTTAATAGTTACCAAGATGATTTCACCCCACAGATACGAGTTAATTATGTAGACAATAGCATTGATAACCTGTTGGACAAGGCAGCTAGCAATACCAAGTGGAGATTCAACATACCTTCATTGTTTAATTCAGTACAAGGGTTAGACAATGGAATGCTGTTTGTGATAGGTGCTAGATCTAATGTAGGTAAGTCAAGCTTTCACAGTACCTTATGTGCTTCACCTCATGGGTGGGCATCACAGGGGGCACGTATCTTGATTCTATGTAATGAGGAGAAGCCAGAGCGAGTGGCTAGCAGGTACATGACAGCAGCTACAGGTATGACCATGACACAGATAGCTGCTGACAAGGCACAGGCACACAGGCTTTATGACCCTATAAAAGATAATATAAAGTTCGTAGATGCTACGGGTAAGACCATGAGATGGGCAGAGTCAGTGATCAAGACACACAAGCCTGACATTGTAGTGCTTGACATTGGATCTAAGTTCGCTGAAGATGGGGCATCTACTCAAGATCCTGCAGTACTTAAAGCCAATGCAGTGTATGCAAGAAACATTGGGAAGATGTATGGTTGTCTTGTAGTTTATTGCACACAGTTATCTGCTGAGGCTGAAGGTAAGATCGTTCTATCTCAAGCCATGATTGAAGGCAGTAAGACAGGACTTGCAGGAGAGAGTGACCTAATGATTTTAATTGCACGTAATCCTCCATTGCAGGACTCTACAGATGGTGATGATGGACAGAGACACCTGAATATTGTAAAGAATAAGATCAATGGTATACACCGAATCATCCATGCTGAGTTTGATTATTCCACTGGAGTGTACTTCTCATGAATAAAAGTATTGAAAATCAGGCAAGATGGTATGCAATCAAGGTATTGCTAGGATATCTAGTGCCTATTGTATTGTTTGGTATCTTTGCCTACATAGATGCAAAACTACTTTTGATAGCCCTAACTGCAGTGTTTGTAGGATTTATATGTGCAGGTATTTATCGTGATTACTACAATGAGAAGCTAGAGGAGTTGAAGAGTGAACACAAGGGTCAAAGATCATGAGATTTAAATACCACACTAAAAAACCTGATCGTGATAGGCTATGGGGCATGAGTCCTAGCCAATTCAAAACCATGTTAAAGCTGCGTGGGTTTAGTGTTGACCGTGACTTCTTTAAGATAGGTGCCATGGCTAAGAAAGGTAATCGTCTATATAGGTTTCGTTACTGGGCATACCCTGATTTCTTTGTAGATATTAGCTGTCCACTAAATGAGTTTGATCGGTGGGCTAACAGTGTTGATAGTACTATTAACTTCTATAACTTTATTGAATCATGAACGAACGAATTAAAGAACTTGCTGAACAAGCTGGAGAATATGTGAATGAAGTTTATACTCCACCTGTGAGAAGCAAGACTCCTGGCAAGATATGGGAAGATGGACACATTGGTTGGCACGAACAATTTCACAAAAAGTTCACCGAGTTGATTGTAAGGGAGTGTATAGATAAGATTGAAACCTATCGTATCCCTGTAGGTAACAGTCGATCCGGTGAGCTTGCATGTGAGTGGACTTACAATGCACTGAAAGAAATTAGAGATGACATCAAGGAAACTTTCGGAGTTAAATGATGAGCATAGAAACTTATAATCGAAAGGCTAGGTTCTCTGAGCTTAAACCCTACGATCACTTCGCTAGTACAGCTGACTTTATGGAAGTCTGTGAGTGGCACAATGGTGAAGGGTTCGATGTCACCATAAACAATCGTGTTTTTTCATTCACTTTGGGGCAGTGGGAATGCCTACAAGTGTTGGTGAATTACAAGGAGTCAGTTTAATCATGAGCAGAGAAACTATGAAGTTGGCATTGGAAACTTTTGGAGTTAAATGATGAGCACAAGTAACGCAAGCACTATCCCTAACTTTGAAGGGCCGACCGCTAAAGGTCCTTTTGAAATCAAGGACCCCTGGAAGCACCGCTCTGCTGGTATGCGCTGTCAGACCTGCATGTGGTACGCCCCTAAGGCGGGAGCGCCTGTCTCCACCGAGAAGGGGTCGTTTGGTCGGTGTCGCAGACATGCACCCACTATGGGTGGCTTCCCCGCCGTCTTTGGCATGGACTGGTGCGGCGACCATCGGTTGGATGAGGGGAAGCTATGAGCAAAAAAGCTATGCAGATGGCGCTTGAGGCGTTGGAGGATGCAAACGATGTGGCTCGCATGGAATTTAGTGATGAAGATTACTACTCGGAAGCGATTGACGCCCTGCGACAAGCACTTGTCGATGCTGACGACACATTGCAAAAACGTGTCGATGAAAAGGAAAAACGTGAACATGAATGGGTTGGGCTGACGGATGAAGAGATACAAGATCTGGGTTATCTGTCCCAGAAAATCGACGAAAGTAATTCACCGTGGTTTGATCGATGGGGATTTGCCCAAGCCATTGAAGCCAAGCTAAAGGAGAAGAACGCATGAGCGACAGAGACCTAATGCAGCAGGCGCTGGATGCAATGATGACGATCAGACCATACGAAGTAGTCGACTACGACCAGCTGGAAGCGTCTATCACCGCCCTGCGCCAAGCACTGGGGGTAGAGCAAGAGCCGGTGGTGGATGAAGGCTATTACTGCGTGGTATGTGGTAAGTATATCGAGGCCGTCGATGGTGTGATCGTACATAACGACATACCCCATCCGTACATGGCGTTTGACGACGAAAAGAATCCGCAATGAACGAACGAATTCGAGAACTTGCTGAACAGGCTGGATTGGAATATGACTTTAATCCAATGCTTTGGTTAAAATATGAAAAGTTCGCCGAGTTGATTGTGAAAGAATGTATCCAAGTTGTTGATGGCATGGCCGACCCCGAAGAAGATAGCGACCACTATGTTTGGGCTTTACACAATGCCATCGAGAAGATCCGAGAACATTTTGGAGTTCTATAGTGATTAGGCGGTACTGGGATAAGTTTATGCAGCACGCCAAGCTAAAGGAAAAGAACACATGAACTACCGTATCAAAGACCCTAAACAAGTAGTCCTTCATGCTCAAGGCGGAAGTGGCGGTGTGTGGTATGGGCCAGAACCACCAAAGAAGCAATGGGTTTCACTAACGGATGAGGATATACAAGACTTGAGTTATCTATCTCAAAAGATTGATGCAAGTAACTCGGAGTGGTTTGATCGGTGGGGATTTGCACGAGCCATTGAAGCCAAGCTAAAGGAGAAGAACACATGATTAGCTGGCTATCGAAAAAAACTTGTGATTGGTTTCATGCTGGCGGCGACATCAAACGTGATCCCTATGACCGAATTAACTGGCAATGCAGAACCTGTGGACGATGGGGCATTCCCGTTGATAAACAAACAGAACGGCTGATAACAGAGGCTGCAATTCGATCAAAGCTAAAGGAGAAGAACAAGTGGTAAATATCGTAACAGGACTACGACTGAAAGAACCAAGTTAAAGGAGAAAAATGATTACGACACTGGACGTTGAGAACACGGTCACTGTACGAGATGGCAAGAAGCATTTAGATCCATTCGAAAAGGGTAATACACTGGTCATGGTAGGTATCAAACACCTTGATCAGGAATCACAAGTCTACACATTCGATCATTCGGAAGTGCAGGTAAATGTAGATAAGTACCGACATAATGTACAGGAAGCTCTCAACAAAACTACCCTACTCATAGGTCACAATATCTCTCACGATCTATTGTGGCTCTGGGAGTGTGGGTTTAAATACACAGGTAAAGTGTTCGACACGATGCTAGGTGAATACATCTTACTGCGTGGTATAACTAACCCCCTTGACTTGGGATCAGTGGCAATGAGACACAATTCCCCTGTCCAGAAACAGGATGTCATCAAAGATTATCTCAAACGTGGTATCTCAGTTAGAGATATCCCTCATGCAACACTCTCAGAATATCTATGTCATGATCTAGGTGCTACTGAATGGGTCTACAAATCCATCCAGAACAAGCTACAACAGCCTGAATATGCAGGGCTAGTGGGTACTATGGATCTCACTAACGAAGTGACTGTAGTGCTTGCTAGGATGTATCAG